CACTTCTACACACAACACCCTCTACAAACACAATCAATTTGTATGTATTTATCTCTAAAAACACTAAATATTCTGTGAAATAACTACAATAATAGCTACTGCTACTACCACTACAATGGTCTTACCCTTCTTGTTTAGGTTCTTCCATCTATCTTTTAGTTTATTTATTCTATCCATCATTGTTTTTACTTATCCCATTTAATAGAGAAACTTTGATCTTGTATGTTTCCTATTTCCATTTGAGTTCTATCTCCATACTTCTTCGCAGCTAACTTACTAGCCATCCATTGTTTATGTTTAATGAATGTATCTATAGCTTTAACATTAGCCATATCCATCTTAGTCTCTCCGGACTTCTTGACTGCTTCTTTAGCTATTTGATCTACATCTGCCATTGAATATTCAATACCATCCTCTTTAGCAAGGCTGTACTGTTCTCTTAAATCTGGTTTCTTATTCAACCAACTCCTCCAGGTCTCCCAATCTACTTCTACAACCTTTAATGCTGCTCTGATTGATTTACCTACTGCGAGTTCTTGTAAGACAGTATTGACTAATTCTTTTGTATATTTTGTGTTTCTTCCTACCATGATCTTTAATGTAATGTTTCGTTTGTATATCCTAATTCTGTAAAGCTCTTATGATCCTTAAATACTGTAATAAAATCCTGGGCCTGTTCATTAGTATCAAAGTTTGCGAACCTAATTAATACTATTGGTTTACCTTCTTCATCAGCTAGGAATATAGTCGTTAGAAGTTCTGAGTCTGATAATTCTAGTGTAGATTGCTGAGTAAATTCTGTCGGTAATATGTTTTTTCCCTTTTGTTTTTGTTTCGATTTTTTCATGTAATTTCATAATGTAATCTGGATTAAGTTTCAGATAGCTGCAAATAGTTTTAAAATCCTCTGAACCTAACCATTCTCTAGCTTCTTTAATAATTTTCCATTCTGATATGTCAAAGTTTGGATGAGTAAGACCTACACTATCGCATAAACCTCGAACCAATGTGTTAAGCCAGAGTTGTTCCTCTGGTTTCATAATAAATTTTTTGGATTTCTGACCGACTTCTCGATCTTAGAAAATACTCTATATTATCTATTCAATAATCTAAATGGGCATAAATAGGCATATTTACATTCCCCAATGACTAATTAATAGATCAAGTGCATCTCTATATTGATCCATTCTTTTATGAGTAGCAGCTTTATTATCTATGATGACATCCCAGACCAATGATTGATGTTGTACTGTTGCCTTCATAGCTTCATTAAACTCTTGTTCATAATCTATTTTAAGGATGTTAAAGAACTCTGCACCATCTGGAATACCAGCTAATCTATTAAAATTAAAGGTGCAGCTCTTCATTTTAGAACTAATTATTCCTAAATATTCAAGTTTTTGACCAGCTACATATCTAGTTGCATTTCTTTTAGCATCGGTTGGATCTAATTGATGCCTGGCATAATAGCTCTCGTGGACTGAATTAATCTTTTTAGAGATATGTTTGTGAGATATTTGCATTTCAGCCATATCCGGTAATCTGTATATTTTACCATTTTCTTCTCTTACAAGTGTTTGAGCTCCATAATCAATCTCTTGTGCTTGTGAGACTTCTTTTGGTTTAGTTCGATGCTGCTTTTTTTTCTTCTTCTTTGCCATAATCTTTAATCAATGTTCCATCCTTTTGGTAAACCCAATCAATAAAGCCGAAATTTTCTTTAGATCTAAAGAAAAGAAGATTATCTTTCTCCTCAATAAAATTTGCCTCTATGCTGTGTTTCTTTTTAAAACTATCGAGGTTGAACACCTCCTCATCGTTGTATCGTTCTTGAGATAACCAAGTGCTGAAGTGTGGTATATATATTTGGTTTTCAGTATTGCGACATAGCTCGTTAAACTTATCAATGATAACTTCTGCTTTTATAGTTTCTGGAAGAACTTTAAATCTATCATAAGCTCTTTTCTTACTACCTCGTCTGACCAACAACGCATCCCATATATTATTAAAAGAATTAGAAACAGAATCAAAATCAGATACAGAACACTTGGTAGAGGTTTGCTTCGCTTTTGCTGCTTTTGCTAGACCACCTTTACGACCAGCTTCAGATCTATGATTTATCTTTTCTACAGTTTTTTTATAATCATCTAACTGTCTCTGATTATGCCATCTATTATCAATTAATATAAATTTTCCATTCAAGACTGTGTTAATATCTGTCTTTAATGCTTCTACTGTATCAGGATCGTTACTGTAAACATTTACAATGGTACAAAGTTTTTCAAAATTATTTGGTAATCCTTTTCCATTATAGACTCCAGCATAGCATAATAAAGTTATGTAAATTCCTCTTTGTTGGTGAGTAAAATCTGCTGTTCCTGTTAAAAAATCTTGGTAATAAAATTCAAACCAAGGTAATTTCATTTTTTCAATCATCAAGCCACCCTTCTGTTCTTAATATTTTTATATCTCTTGCTAACCCTGGGGTAAAATCTATGTAAAGTTTTAGTTTTAAATTTTTTAAGTATCTCTGACAGTTGCTGCTGCTTTTGATACCTGACCCAAGCTGTATTTCTGTATAGCTTGGTGATTTCAGGTGAGTGTTCTGGAAGTGGTGTATAAACTTTAATATTTTTTTCTCTGATTCTTTTAAATCTGTCTGAGATTTCAATAATTTTTGACAATCTTGGCATAGGGTCTCTAAAACCATTGCACCTTAAAGTTTTTTTCCATATATGATCCTCGTAATTCGGCCATGTTATTTTGCACTCCCTACAAATGCTTCTTAAGCGATAAAACTCGTCTAATAATATTAATAGATATTTTAATTCTGATTTCAACAAAATATATAATTAATTACATATCATATTTTATTTGACATTTTATTTTTAATTTAATATTTTGCAGAGAATGGTTAATATTTACATAAAATTGATGAAAATGGGTTGTAATAGTATATGATCCATTTAATGAATGAGTCTCTTAATTATCAGTTAAATAAAGCTGGACTTACAAGAATTAAAGAAATTATGGAAGTCATGCCAAGAACTAAGCATGGTAAGTTTCTAATAGATCAATCGACTGTTGGATTACACATGACAGGATCAAGAAGATTAAACCTGGAACACGCTTATGTTTATGCCAAAATATTAAAAGTTCACCCTTGGAGAATATTAGATGATTATGTTTGTAGATATCCTGTCGTTGGTAATTACAACCCAAACACAGGTTTTGTAACTAATAGAGGGAAATTTCAAAATGATTATTTAGTATGCTCAAATGATCTTCAATATATCCCAAATACTTTAGTGATCTTATCTAAATCTTGTAAAATTGCTTATATTTATAATGAGGGTGTTTTTTTAAATGAAGATAATTTTAATTCTGCCGAGCCTCAAAGGTGCATTTTAGAGACAAAAGAAGGCGAAATACTTGGATTTGTTAATAATTGTGATTTTAAAAAACAATTAGCTCAATTTGTTCTGCCTAGTTGTATAAAACAATGGAAAACTGAAACCATAAAATACAGTAATATTAGACCTATTAATGAAATTTTAAATCTAAATACTGTTTCAGACTTAACTGGGATTGTTGAACACACTTTTGAAAAACCTAAACAATATTATTAATTGTCATTAATAATACAATTTGTCATAAATAACTTGATTTGTAATTAAATTGATTTATTTTGTCAATAATGGCAAATATTCGATTTCATTTCATAGTACATTTATTACGATCCCCGTTTGTAAATATATGTAGTTCTATTGGGTATTTGCCATTTATAAAATATGGCACATACAATATATAAATTAGATAATAAAAAAGTTCCCTCTGTAACGACTATTTTAGGTCGTTTTAAAAACTCACAAGGTTTAATAATTTGGGCTAACAAAATTGGCCTTGAAGGAAAAAAATATCACGATGAGATAGGTAAAGCTGCCGATGTTGGAACATCACTACATGAGTTAGCTGAACTCCATATTCTTAATCAATATTACGAGCTACCACAAGATGAAACTGTAAAGAATTGTTTTAGTAAATTCTTAACCTGGTGGGAGGAGTTCTCCGATGAGTAATTTTGAAATAATTTTCTCAGAAAAAAAACTAATAAACAGTGAGTTTGAATATGGTGGTACAGCAGATTTATTAGTTAAAAAAAACAATGAATATATATTAGTCGATTTCAAAAGTTCGTCTGGTATTTTTTCAGATTTTCTCGTTCAACTTTCTGCTTACAGAAATTCTATTGAAACAGAAATGAATATTAAAATTAATAAAGCTATAGTTGCTAGGTTTCCAAAAAAAGGTGATGATTTTGAAATTAAAGAATTTAATAAACAACAATTAGATCAGGCATTTGAATATTTCAAATTAATTAGAACAGCCTTCGATCAAGATAAAGAACTCAATAAAACTGTAAGGAGTAAAAAATGAGTGAAATAGAACAATGTCCTAAGACTATTAGTGCTGCAATTCATGGCATCATGTCGGACATAAAAACACTGCAAAAGGATAGCGATAACAAGTTCCAAAATTATAGCTATGTGGATGTAGATAGCTTTTTAAAGGCAATTAATCCTTTATGTGCAAAACATGGATTAAGTATTTTTATGAATGAGAAAGATTGCCAGGTGGTCGGTGATGTAAAAAAATGGATACATATCCTGTATGAATTTATTTTAGTTCACAAAGATGGTGATACTTGGAATCAACCAATACAAAAAAATATGTTTGTGCAAATGACTGGTGGCCAATCTTTAGGTGCTAGTCAATCATATTCATTAAAACAATTTATGAGGCAGCTATTTCTAATTCCAACTGGTGACAAGGATGATTTAGATGGCCATGAACAAAACTTTAATAAGAGAGGTGAAAAAAAATGAGTGATGATAAAGAATTTATTGATGGTTTTTTTGCGAAAGAACCAAAAAGAGATTTTATTAAGTGTTCTATATCAATAAAGA